TGCACTTATTGTTTGATAGGTCTTCAAAGGTTTCCATCTAACCTTACTTGCATCAATACAACCAGTCTTCATACCTGTCAAAAGCCGGTCATCCCCATATTTTAAAGAACTCTTACAAATATACGATAAATATTTGTAATTTCCAAATTAATACTTATAAAATTGTAAATAGTTTAAAAGATATATTAATATTCCCTTCATTTTGTGTGAGGCTAGTTTAACTGATTTAAAATTTGATTCTTTTATTTGTTCAATAGTTCCATTTAATCTCCAATCTAATGTAATAGTTGTGTAGAAGGAATTATTGTTTAAATTAGAATATGTATTTAAATTAATTTCATATATGACAGAATTTGTATCATTTGTTTTTTGAGCAAAATATCTAGTTATGTACCCTCTCTTATAATCAGTTTCCGAAATTATAGGAATGTGTGTATTAATTTTTTTTAAATTATAATCATCTGGTAATTGTACTATTTTTTTATATCTAGTTATATCCATTTTATTTAGGTTTTTTATGCTGAAGGTAACTGTCTAAAACCACCACTTATTTCAGTTTTCCAAGTCATATCCGTAATTGTATGTTTTACAGATAATACTTGAAAAAACCCACCAGTTTCATATTGTTCAGGTATTCCTTTAATTCTAAATTTATCTCCCCGCTTTATTCCACTAATACCATGTATTGTAAATGTGAAATTTATTGGAAATAGTATTGATACACTTGTTTTATTTAATTTTTCATCCGAACCAACTTTTATTGATTCAAATAAAGCTAAATCATCCAATGATGCTATGTATGATTGGTCTGAAATATTATCCGAAACCGTATCTTTTGTTATCATAACTTTGGGAAATATACCAACTTTACTTAAAAATAATTGTAAGTTTTTTTCTTTTAATTTTTCCTCATCTTCATCACCTGCAACCGTTGATGGTGTTTTTTTTGGAAATGGTGATGCTTCAGCTCTTTTTATTTCAGTTAGTATTTTATCTTTTAAATTTTTTGCAAAAAGCTTACCAGTAACAGGTGGTTGTGATGAATTTACATTATTTGATAATCGTTGACCTATAATTTGATTCATTTTAGCTCCTGATATATTTAAATCCAAAGATGCATCCATAAATATTGATTTATTACCATATACATCAAATGCAATTGGTAATTCGGGAACTGCATTATTTTTTAAATTTAAATCTACTACAACTAATTCTGTTACTTCTGGATTTTTGGGGTCTGTTGTCTCTATTATTTGATAATCCCAAATTCCACCGGCCGCAGATGCCATTCCATTTAAGATTTGATATAAAGCATCTTTAACATAAAAATTTTTTGTTTCTAATATACCTTTTACAAAATCAAAATTAACATACAAATCATCTAAAAATCCCCAATGTTCACCAGGAACATTAAGTGATTCAATTGTAGAATCTTTATATGATAGAATACCTTTATATGTTTGATTATCAGTTATAGCACCTTTTGATGGGAAATGTATATCCAATGCCTTTCCACCACTTGTCCCAATAACACTATTATTTAAAATTTCTTTATATTTTTTTTGTGGCGTTTTGGATTTTATAGCTGCCAATAAATCAAATTTTGGTGTTTTTGGATTTGGAATGAATAATTTTGATTTATTACAACTAAATATTTTAGGAAATGCACTTACAACAGTTCGTTCGGTATTCACTTGCATTTTTACTTTCTTTCCTCCAATAACATAGTGGTCTATACCTATTGCATTTATTATTTTCATTAATGTACCAAATCTAATAAATTTATCAGGTCCAATTATTTCAGTACCAGATGGAAAACTTACAGATTCACTACCAACTGTTGCCGAATTTTCAAATATTCCCCATGCCCAACCATCCGTTTGATTGTTCATTTCTTCTCTAACCGATTCATCAAAATTTATAAAATTGACTACATGTGCAACTTCCTTCGTATCTTTTATTAAACCATATACAGCATCCGTTCTTCTATTTGATGGTAGTTGATTATACATCATCATAAAACGTTTTAAACCTAAATCTGTTTGAGCTGATATTTCAGCAGGGTCAAACTCATTTGCTGCTTCTTCTAACTCTTCTGGTGTTTGGTCTGGTTTTGTATTATCTGCGGCTAAAAAGTATGCAGGTAATTCCGTAAATCCAGTACATTCTACACTTATTTCCCAAAATTGTCCACTTATAGCTATACTACCGCCTGTTATAAATCCCAAATAATTATCATATAAACCACCAGTTTCCTCTCTTCGTTGATTTACATTTTTAAAAGATTGATTTTTTGCAACATAAGGAACACTTATTGCCTCAAACCCATTCATTGCTCTTCTTTCATTCCACCCCCATTCTAAAAATATAGTAAATCCAGGCTCTAAAAAAAATTTACATAATTCATTTAATTGACCCGGTGTGTATGCAGTTATTGTAAATTTTGCTTTTCTAGAAAGATTACCAGCTCCCTCATCTATTTCTATTGAGGTTACATTTGGCTTTGGTCTAAATGCTAAATCATTATAATCTATATAAGGTCTACCATCCCATGTTACTCCAATAGTTCCACTTGATGATTGATTACCATATATAGTACCAATAGACCTATCTCCAGCAGCTTCAAATATTGTAAAATTAGGATTTGAATATAGTATTAATCCAGAATCAACACCAGAAGCAATTCTAACCCAAGCGTTTAAACCACTAATAGTTTCAATTGGGTTTGCAATTCTTCTATCCAATTCCGCTCTAGCGTATGGAGCAACATTTGAAAAATTAGGAAATCCTGACATAACTTTTTAATTTATTTTAGTTTGATTTGATACTATTTCTATATAATTTAATGGTATCCTTAATATTGTACCATCTTCAAATCCAAATACCGCATTATGTATGTTATTAGCCGATGCTATTATCCAACCTAATGTAGAATCTCTATAATAATCGTATGCTAATGTATCCAACCTATCACCGGTTTCAGTAGCAACATACAAATCATCATCTCTCAATGGTATGTTTGGATATATTTTTGGTTTATATACAGTTCTCCCATCAACAGTCTTTTTAGTTTCGTTATTTGAATATCTACTTATCATTTTAATTATTTATTTAGAGACCCGCTCCACCAAGTAATGAACCACGTCCTTTATTTAAAAATTTATTAAATGGATTATCTTTATCTATTTTTTGTTGTATTTCTGTTTGACGTTTATTAAAATTTTCGTTACTTAATATCGCTGATGGTGTTTTGCTTGTTACGGATGCTGCCTTTTTTTGTGGATTTACCTCTTGGAGTTTTTTAGCAATATCATTTTGAGGAAGTGTACTATTCCATCCATAAAAATTATTTACAGTATTATTTCTACTTTCTATAAATTTAAGACTTATATTTACACTAACTACCATTGGAAGTTTATATCCGTTTAATGGTTTTGTTACTTCGGCAGTATTACCATCAGTTTCAATATTTACTTTACCACCATTACCACCATATGATTTATTATCACCAATTTCCCAACCAGCAGTATCATCTACCGTATACGATAGACTATCTATAATACATTCTTTATCTTTATATAAATTACCAATTGTTACTTTTGTAAATGGTGAAATTATATAAGTTTCATTATGATATCCAGCAGGATATGCTAATGATGTTAAGAAGTTTATTCGTTCCCACATTGCTACGTGCTCTTGTGAATTTGTAGAATATAATGTAAGTGTAAAACTAACACTTCGTTCTATACCCGAATATGTATAATAATTAAAAGGAGAACCTAAAAATTTAGCAGAATCCCAACTAGGTGATACATTTTCACTAATACCAGTAATTGTAGCTGTAAAATTAACTGATTTTTTGTTTGGTACGGATGTAAACTTCACAGTTATAAAATCCAAATCCCCAAATACATCATTTCCAGTATCAGTATAATGATTTTTTGTATTTAAAAAATTTACAGCATTTCCTAATGATTTTTTAGATTCAATACTACGAGCAAATTCTTCTGAACTATACTTTAACTTATCGGTTTTTTGTGGTATTCCATTATTACCAATTCCGGTTATATTTAATTCATTACCAGTAGATTTTGTTTCAGCTACAGTTTGAATTTTAGTTAATAAAGTAGATAAATCATTTCTACTTTTTTCATCATCATTTGTTTCATCAACCGTATTTGAATAAGCAGTTGCAGATAATCTAGGGTCATATTTTAATAAATCGTTTCCTTTTGATTCTTGAACTTTTCTACCTAATTCTTGCTGTCCTTCTTTTCTAGCAGTTAATAAATCTTCTGCTTTTGCGGGTGGGGGTATTATTATACCGTTTGGTAATGATAACCCATTTTCACCAGCCAACGCTTTAAATAAACTTTTTTCTTGTTGAGTTTTTTTATTTAAACCAGCAAATTGAGAACCTATTGATGTTGTACTTTGTTTATCCTTTGTAGTTGCATTTATTAATGCAAGACTTGCAGGGTCTACACCTCCAATTTGTTGTAATCTTGTAGATAAATCGTTTCGTTGTTCAATTACCAGTGATTCTTCATCAACTGTATTTGAGTATTTTGTTATTGTATTATCAGCATTGTATTTTAATATACCTTCACCAGTTCCTACTTTTAATAATTCCTTACCTATTACTTGCTGTCCTTCCTTTCTACCCGTAATTAAATTATTTGCATTTGCTTTTGGAATTGTAAATACGTTTGATTGATTTGCTCCCTTAACTGGTATATTAAATACGTTTGAAGTTCCCGATTTACTAGGTAAACTAAATACGTTTGATACACCGCCTCCGCCTATACTAAATGGATTTGATACACCACCACCACCTATACTAAATGGATTTGATACACCACCACCTACAATTGAACTAAATAAATTATTTGGTTTATTTTCTTTTGATAATCGTAAATATTCACCACTTAAATTAGCAGGTCCATCTTTTTTTATTGTTGATAATTCATTTTTTATTGTTGATAAATCATTTCTTAATTTTAAATCTGTACCTGTATAATCTACGGTATCTTTATATGGCATTGCGCTTGAATACAAACGTGATGTAGGGTCATTTTTTGCCAATAATTGTTGTCCACTTTTTCTTGCACCAAATAGATAAGTTTGAACTTTATCTTTTGCTAATTGAATACCAGAACCCAACACTGCGTTTCCAATTTGTCTAGGAGTTCCTGTTACGTTTTGTGCTAAAAACTTACCAACCAATGTCCCACCTGCATCTTTTTTAATTTTAGCAAGTGTTTGCATTGTATTTGGTTCAAGTCCATTTTTAAAATCATTTTTTAATATTACTCTAGATGGAATTATCTCTTCTGGAAATGCTACACCTATTTTTGATGCTAATTCTAATCCTTTTCCTTTTACTTTGTTTAATAAGTTTCCAATTATACCATTATTACCCGCATTTCCATTTACACCAGCTTTCATATCATCCAACATATTGGTGGATAATCTATTTAAGCGGATAATATCCGTACCATATATGATTGGCTGTGATAAAAAACGTAATTGTCTTAATCCTAATAATTCTTCTTCGATGACAGTTTCTCTCGTTCTATCACTTATTCTACTTCTACGCAATTTATTTACTAACGGAAATGAAGTTGCGTTTAGAGCACCATTTGGAGTTGATATTGATATATCTTTACTATTACGGGTTTCGTATTTTTGTTCAGCAGTTTGTGTGTTGCTTAATTTTTTAGTTTGAAAAAGTTCTAATATAGTTTTTCCCATTATTTAAGTGCGTATGAATTTGAAGTTACAGTAGATACTACTTTTGAAACGCCAGATGTTACTTTTTTACCATCCATATGTACTGATATTTTACCAGAATTTAAATCTGTTCGTAATGCTTTTATTTCGTTTATTAATTCATCCATTTTAGCATTTTTATCTTCAGCTTCTTTACCACCACCTTCTCCACCACCACTTAGTGCCTCTATAACAGAACCACCACCTATTTCTAAAAATGTACCAACTGCTAACATTGCAGGTATTGCTAATAATCCAGCTACTGCAAACGATGCCATTGCAGCAGATAATGCAATAAATCCACCTGCCATAGAAAATAAAGCGGCTGCTGCATCCATAGATAACAATGGTAATATTTTAACCATTAAATCACCTATACTACCCACCACCGATGCAATTCCCTTTCCAATTGATTCTACTACACTACCAATTGATTTACCAATGGATTCAATTAATGGTGCTAACAAACTCAATGCATATGTTAATGGTATTAATGATGCACCAAATAATGCCAATAATCCAATTCCAATTAATGCAGCCGGTGCACTAACACCAAATGCGGACAATCCTCCAGCTAATGCAACTAATCCAATTGCTGCGGCTTCTCCACCCAATGCAATTGCAGCTAAACCTAATGAACCTACTGTCATAATTGCAAATGCCAAACCAGCTACTACTAATACACCAGCACCAGCTAATACTTTACCATCACCAAATGCGGATAATCCTTTAGCTAATGATTTTAATCCAGTACCAACCGTACTTATATCAATTTTTGATAAAACAAATAATGTTGGTAAACCTACCGACATTAATGCAAAACCAATTCCAGTTGGTATTAAATTAAAAGCACCAAATAATACTTTTGGATTTCCCATTGCTTTTAATCCTGAAGCTAAATCTTTAAGTTTATCACCCATTGATTTATCTTTATTCATAGATTCGGTTGCTTGTTCTACACCTTCAGGTGATGTTACGGAATCTATTTTATTATCTACTAAATCTTCTACTTTACCACTTGCTTTATCTTGTATAGTTTCTTTTGCTTTATCCGCTAAACTACCTCCAGCTACATCTGCTATTGATTGAGTTGCCGTTGATACCGCTCCACCACCCATAAATTTTTGCAGTACATTAGATGCCATATTTTTTATAAATTCAGCTGATGTTTTTACCCAACCACCCATAGTACTACCAATTGATTTTGCGTACTCACCCAATTTTGTAAATTTAACACCCATTTGACCTAATGCACCTCCAAATTGAACTCCTGTCATTATTCCACCACCTAACAATTGTATAAATGAACCCAATCCTGTATTCATACCAGCTTGTATAGTTTCATTTATCATACTAAATTGTGAATTCATTTGTCCAGTTAATGTAGTTGCATTCTCCTGATTAGCAGCCATTTTACCAAGTTCAGCTACGGATATACCTAATAAATCTGCAGTTGCTTTCTTTTGGAAATAATCCATTTTATTAAAAGCATCCACACCACCTAATGCATTTAAAGTTTCTTGTGTAGCTTCTTCAATTTTACCTTCAAATGCTAATGCTCTAGCTCTATCTAAATTGATATTCTTACCCATTAAAGCACCCAATTCCAATTCTTTAGTTATTGATGTTTCAAAATCTAAAAGGTTATCAGCAATACCGGTCATAGTTTTTAAACTAACACCCATTTTGGCTGCTGCTGCTGCTGCTTTTATTATATTCTCACCGCCATCTTTACCAAATAAAGCAAATTCTTCAGCAGAACCGGCTAAATCTGCCATTAAAGCTGCAGGTATTATTCCATTTTGTTTTGCAAACTCTTGTGTTGATTTTGTTAAATTTAGGGCAGCTTCTTCACTATTTCCGTTTAATCTACTAAAAGAACCCAATAATCCGGCTGCTTCAGTTCCACTAATACCCATATTTTTGGATATTAATGATGTTGATGCTTGTAATTCCCCACTAACATTATTCATACCTCCGAATTCGGAAGCTAATGCTTTAGCGTTTTCAACTGCATTATCATCAAAGAAAGCCAAACCAGTTGTTGCAAATTCTGTTAATCCTCCCAATTGAGAACGAACTTCACCTAATTTATTAACAAATGTACCAACTCCCATAACCATCAAACCAATTGCTACTTGTGGTTTTTTTAATGCAGTTGTTATTTGGTTAGCAACTGCATTAAACCTAGCTTGCATTCTATTTGCCTCTTCGGTAAGTTCTTTATAAGCATCTAACTCATCTTCAGTAAGACCTATCGTTGCCTGCATTGCTTTATTTACTTTACTTTGTGCCGCACCAAAATCCTGAACTGCTCTTGCTATATCTTTATTATTACTAAAAACAGAATCGCTAGATTTTATTAAATCTACATACATTTTTTTTGCAATATCTAAATTTTCAGTAGCCGCTTTCATTGCATCGGAATCACCACTAGCAGATGCATGCATTAACTCATTTTGGGCTTGTGTTAGCATATCAGCACCTGCCATAAAATCTTTTACAAAATTAGCAGCATCAACATCACCAACATCAATACTTATACTACCTATTTTATTAACTTGCTTAGCCATAAGAGTAAGTTCTTTACCCATATCGGATGTAACATTACCAGCTAATGACATTTGAGTTGTTAAGTCTTTAAAATTAGAAATCGATTCTCTAATTCCTTTTGTTCTACCAATAAAATCATTTATTTTTTTAATTTTTTTATCTAAAGCACTTATTTGAGCAGAATCTTGCGCAGCAGTTGCTTCTGCAAGTTTTTCTTGCAAATTGGCTAAATTTTGTATAGCTTTAGCTTCGGCATCAATTAATTTTGATTTATCTGCCATTTATTATTTTGCGTATTTATCTAAATATTTTACTAAATCATCCAAATCATTTGTTATATTTGCTAATTTTTTAGATACTTCTGGATGCTTTTCTGCCGATTTATTTATAAAAGTTTGGTCCAATCCTTTTTTATAAGAATCAAAAAAAGCATCTACAAATTTATTGAGAATTCCTTCGTTTAATTTTTTTGCCATTTGTACAGTTGGTTATATATAATAAATATTGAATAAAAAAAAAGTGAGGATTATCTCATCCTCACTTTTCCTGCTTTTGATTTACTTTGTGCAGCTTTCATTTCATCTGCTTCTTTCTTTTTGATATCAACTAATTTTTTAAAATAAAATTTTCTAAGATGTATTGGCATCGTATAAACTTCTGTCCAATTGAATCCATTACCAAAATGAACCATTTCCCAAATTTGATTATGAAGTGTTGTTTTATAATCAATTGGCAGGGTAAAAAAAGCTAACCCCAAATGGGATATCTAACGCCTCCGTTTCGCCTGTTATATCTGATGTAAATTCGAATTTTAAGTCTAAATCTGGACTAATTTCTCTAACATATTTTCTAAATGCTTTTGTATCTAATGCTAAAAATCCATTTTGAATCCATTTGTTAATAAATCCACCATCCTTATTACCATCTACTGATAAAATCATATATCTAAACCGAGTAGTTACATCAAAAGATGTTGTGTTTTTTGTTTTATTTACTCTTTCCAATGCTTGATTATCTTTATTAATATCCTGCTCATCACCATGCGTTAATAACTTAAATTCAATTACCTTTTTACTTTGTGGTAATGTAAATTTGTACACATTTTCGGCGTTTAATACAGATTCATCAACATCTTTTGTTTGTACTTTTGATAAATCAATTGTAACTTCTTGCTTTTCGGATGTAAATGGGTCAGTAATTTCAACCGTATAATCAGCCCCATATCCTAAAATACGAGTAGCCAATAGAATTGCGTTTTTATCACCAATGAAAATATCATTTATATTTACACCAGGTTCAACAACAACCGATTCAAATAACTTATCTAACACAATACCTTTTTTAATTAAATTTTGAGATGCTAAGATATCTTCTTCTCTTGCTGTCATATATTTTATTTCAACCGTTCCTTTACTCAAAGGGTTATCTTTTGAATATACCAATCCTCTTGATGGTAATTCTATAATTTCGGTTGGAAATTCAAATTTACTTGTAGTTGCATTTGCACTTTCTGCCATAACTTTAATAATTTAGTTTTATATATATATAAATACATCAAAATAAAAAAATTAGAAATAAAAAAGGGATAACCTTTCGGAAATCCCTTTTTAATATTGTAGTAGATATTATTAATATTCCAAAATAGCGTAATCGTAAGCTATTTCTAATGTAATATCGGCAGGGTCAGTAGCGTTTGACCAATCCAAGTCTCCAAAATTTGCATTTACTATAAATGCTCCTTTAAGAGTCCATTGTTCAATTACATCACCAACAGGTCCTAACATTTTACAAGTTATATCTTTTTTGTAAAAATCAGCATAACCTCTTCTACCAGTGATTGATTCGTGTCCTAAACGTACCCACTCCATTACAGCTTGAGCCGCAGATGGAACAATAGGGTCAATAAGTGTAAATGTTACGTTAGACCACTCACCCTTTCCTTGCAACTTTCTTTTTATATTAATATGGTCTAATGTTACCGTTTCAAATGCAATAGTCGGTCTTTGCGCCACTTTAATAGTATATGCTTGAAGCCCGTCTACATCAATTGTAAAACGATGCTTCATTTTAGGTTCGAAGTTCGTATAGAACATCTTGTCAAACTCTAGTATCTCTGCCATTTTTTTTTAATTTCTATTTTGTTATTAATAAATATTGGTTTTTCGTTTTTTTCTTAATTAAGCGTTAAACGATGCTCCAGTTGGTAAGATGTTGAAATCAATTACGATGAATTCAGCTGTCTTAGCCGGTTGTAAAAATATTTGTCCTGCTAATACATTTCTATCTATTACATCAGGAGTATTGTTAGTTTCATCCATCACTACTTTGAATGCGTATAAACCTTGTCTTTGTTGAATTGCTTCGAAATAAGGGTTTACAGTGTTTAAGAATCTATTTCTAGTCGTTGTAGTGTTTTGTTCAAACAATAGGTAACGAGACGTAGATGCGATGAATTTCTTAACAGTGATTAATAATCTTCTTACGTTGATTCTATCCAATGCTGATGCTTTATCTTGCAATGTCTTCTGTCCGAATGCTACAATACCTTGTCCAGGGAATGAAGCGATTGGATTAACTTTGTTTTCGTATAAAGTATCTCTTTCAGAATGTGTTAATCTATTCAATACACTAATTGCTCCAGTGATACCACCTCTATTTAAACCAGCAGGTGCGAACCATTCTGCTGCCAATCTATCATTAGCTGCAAACACTCCAGGTAATAATACTGAAGGTGGAACACTCATTATTTTATTATTATTATTGTCAATTGTCTTAACCCAAGGGTAGTAAGTTGCTACATAGTTTGAATCTACTGAATTAGATTGTAAAGTAGTATCTGCTATATCGGAATCAGCTTCACTAAAGTCAGCTATGTAGAATGTATCTTGTCTATCTTCAACCATATCAATAACCTTAGTAGTTACCGATGGGTGTAGAGAACGAATGATACCAGGAGTTACAACTAAGTTAATATCATACTCATCCGGATTAGATACAGCGTTTATTGCTTTGAAATATGCAGTTGTACCAGATGATGCTCCATTTGAACAATCAAATCCTTGCGTATTTTGTTGAGTGATATCAGTTCCAAGTGCTTTAGCTACCGTTGGGTTCATACCATCGTATCCACCTTGCAATGCTAATACAAACTGTCTTTTAACCATATCTGCCGAATTTGAGCCCGTCATTTGATAATTTAATTGAGAATCAAACGCAAATGTTACGTTAGAACCAGTTTGTGCATTTGCAGGAAGTGGTTTTAAATATTGTTTGTTATCAATTGCCACACCAACAGTTTCAAAATCAAATCCAGAATAATATAATGGAGATGATGATGTATTTCCAGTTGAGCTTGTTTGTAATGTTATAGCAGGTACTAATAACGATTCTGCAGCATTTGTTGCTGTAATTGGGTTTGTATATGCCCCATGTCCAAAAGGTGCTGCTGATATAGGGAATGAACCCTGAGCTGCTACTTCAACTCTAATATATTTTGAACGATTTTGGTAATCACCATTTTCAGTAATTTTACCATCTTGATTTAATGTAATAAATCTATCACCAATTCTTCTTGCAATATAATTTGTAGAAGCAGGGTCTAAGTTTACATTATTAAATGTTTCAAAAACTACTTTTCTTTTATCAGTATCAGAGTATGAACGAACAGTTACAGTAAATGTTGAATAATCCGTTGCTCCATCTTCGCCAGCTGCCTTAACATTAGAGATACCAATTTTAAATTTAGTATTATAAACATTACCATGTCCTAATGTGTGGAAACTGAATAGAGGATATCTAACACCACTAATATCTTGAGATACTACAAATGGTGTTGATGCTACACTTGCCTCATATGCATAATCTTGAGTTGGTAATACAACTCTAGTTATTACAATGTTATTTCCAGCAGAACCTGTGTAGAATGATGCCAAATTCTCAAAATAAGAATGTACATATGCTGCTTTACTTCCAAATGGTGATTCACCAAATACATCAGCTAAATCGTTTGTTGCGGTTGGTAATATTGATGCGGATACGTTTGTACCAGCAACCAATGCATTGATTACAAAAGAACCATCTAATGCATCATTACTAACTATACTTGCTCCAGTAAATCCAACACCCTCATCACCAGCTGCAGTTGAGTGTAATACACCAATTAGTTTAGTTCCTACTGATTGTGCCGATGAACCAGAAGCAAATATTGCTAAAGGTGCTACTTGAGAATATCCAGCAGTACCAGCTACCCTTACAATAGTTGCTGAACCAGCTTCTCTAAGGTAGTTTTGTACTGCATATTCAGTATAATATGTCCCATCAGGTGTACCGAAGATATCTTCAAATTCTGATTGAGTTCTTACAATCGTTGGTACGAATGCCGGTCCTTGCTTAAAAGGTCCTATAAATGCTGCTCCGATTTCACCGATTCCTTGCGCTAAGAAGGATAAATCGTTTTCTCTTGTGAATACACCGGGTGATACAATTCTTTCTGCCATTTTTTTATCTCTAAAATTCTATGTTTGTTATTTTGTAAAAAGTATTCCAATTTACACATATAAATATAAACAAAATACCCAAAACATAAATTTTATATTAAAAATATATTTTGGGATGTTTTACTATTGTTTTATTGTTTTAAATGATACCTATTATGGATTAGATATACTTACAAACTCCCATCTATCACAAAATATTTCGGAAGATATACTTGCTCTCCCTGGCCAACCACCATTGCTAGGACTCTGAAACCAAAGGTCGGCTTGTCTAAATGATGTACTCCAACCCCTATCTATATTTGCACCACTTGTCCAACTTCCAGCATTGAAACCATAAGTGTTTCCACCAGTATCAACCCATAACGCATTCCATATTGTCAATGCTGAATTAAAATCAGAAGAACCATTTGTTTGAACAAATGACATATAAGTTTTAACAATAATGTGTAGATGCGGATTTCCTCCAGAAATATTAAATCGAAGGTAAGGACCAACATTATTTTTACCGCGTGAATATACTCTCATATAAGAGTTATTATTCGATTGATTCATAATTAATCCCTGATTCCCTGTTATTCTTGCCATAATTATTTAATCACTAAAAACGTTTACTACTAAATTTGAAAATGACATAGTACATATATTTATCCAAACCGAACCAATTACTCCCGTAGCCATACCACTATTTGCCCCTATAAATATAGATGCACCACCTTTTCCTACATATGGGAATAATATCCCATTACCTCCCCAACTATGCCAATCTAATCCAGAACGCATTTCAACTTCACCATATGTTTGCATAGAAAATCTTGCAGATGCGTAAAGAATAGGTAATTCTGTTTTTGAACCTTCCGTTCTTATTGCTGCCCATCTTAATTGTACTGATACTTCTTCTCTTGTGCCTGTTCCACCACTTTGATACATTTGTATCATATTAATATTAGACTGATACGGTGCCCAAGTTCTAGTTGAGGTATATACTCTAGACCCCCATTGGTTGTTGTTACTACTATCTATTCTTATACCTTCGAGTGAACGTAAAACTGCCATATTATACGCAATATAATGTTATTAAATCTATCCTTTCACTATATACCATCACACGATGTATAGTAGTTGATACTCCAGCTGCACTTGACGCTCTCCACGTTATTGTTCTATTTCCTACATCCCAATAAGACCAATCTGTACTACCAGCATTAAATTCTAGTTGATATGCAACAAAATTTGCAGCACCATTACCTGTTGGGTTATCAATATTACCATTTGATTGAACTCTCCATCCATGCGCAAAAGCTATCCATCGTATATCAGCCCCATTATTATGGGTAACAGTTTCCTCTTGTAGTGTTGAAAAATAAAATTCAGGATTTCCACCGGATACTTCTAATCTTAAACTACCAACAGTTTGATATGAACCTCCATTACTTTTTCCACAAACACATTCTTTCCATCCGCGTGTTGCAGATTGGGTACGTGTAATACCGTGTAATTGTCTGTTTAATAATCTCATAGTTTATGGTATAATTGGGTCTTGCGTTTCCATTAAGGTAGGCAAACCATTCCATGCTACATATTCTCTATTAGTAAATTGTTCATTAATAGCTCTTCTTAAACTAGCCTTTACATTAGCCATAGGTTCGCAGTTTTCTACCCAACTTATAATTTCTTCTTCGGTTAGTTCATCGTAGGGTTTAAAGTTTTCAACATTTGGTGTATCAACCGGCACATCTGCTAATGCCCAATCAAACTTTGGTAATCCTGCAATTTCCGCACTAACAATAAAATCAGCACTTACTACAATATCCTCCAATCCATCAAATGATTTTACTTTCTTGATTCCAACAAGTGTGTATGAATAATTTATTTGCATATTTTATTAATTAGTTGGTGTTAGTGGTTGTGGTGTTACACTAGAACCGCTTGTTGGTGACCATGGTAAATTAACATCACTAACTTCCGCAATAGACAATTTACTTCTATTGATTTGTTTATCCATTTGTCCTTGAATATGGTCCCAATAATTTGTTACAGCCGAACTACTTACCGTATGTTTAATCCACCCTAATACTTGAGTTTCAGTTAAATTAGCATATTCAATGAAACTACCCGTATCAATTGTTTTTAAATCAAATGGAGTTGCTCCACTAAATTCACCAGTATTTCCATCCATATCGGTACAAATCACTTTCCATCTAGTTCCAATAACAGCATCATTGATACTATCGGAAGTTGCTTTTTTAATACCTGTTACAGACCATTCGTAGGTATATCCCATAATTTTATTCGTTTATTATATATTATAAATATAGTTATTTTTTATTTTTATTGTAAACATTACTTACCCAATAATGCCTTTAATTCATTTATTTGTTGTTGTTGTTCTTTTATTGCCTCAATTAGTAATGCCGTTATTCTTCCATAAGATACCGAATCTGCTTCTCCAGATTTTGTAAAGTTAATAATTTCAGGAACAATATCTGCAACTTCTTCCGCAATTACACCAATTTCAGTATCATCCGAACCTTTTCTATTGTAAGTTACACCTCTTAATAATAATACTTTATCCAATGATTTATTTAAACTAACTACATTTTCTTTATATCTAATAGATGATGTTTCTGTCAATGATATACAATTCAGTACATTTAAGTTTGTTGTACCATCCGGGTCACAATAATACCCACTATTATTTGAATCATAAATTATAGTTGACCAGAATACACCTGAACTTTCGTTCAAGCCATACATTGCTATTTTATACCAAGCACGTTTTGTATTCCAATAAGATGTATGCCATAAACCTTGAATAGGTCCACCAACTATTTGGATACCATATCCGTTATTATACCCAGCTACATAGTGATGGGCCTGAACACCTACATAGTGAGATGTATCACCAGGAGAGTTTGGAATACCACCCCAAGTATCAATAAATCCAGACCCCCAACCAAATGCAGAAATAAAATCGGTTGTACCCCAACCCATTGTACCTACCCAATAGTTAGAATCTCCAGTATAATCGTTTCTTCTAAAGTTACCTTTGGCTGTCAAACCAATTCTCATTTTAGAGTAATCATCAGTTCCTTGCCATCTAGTAGTACCATTTCCATCAAAATAGAATCCGGTATCACTTCTGTCATAAAATATAGCTGAGCGAATATCTCCCGTATTAATGTATGAACCATCGTTTACGGTTAATGGTACGTTAAAGTAAAAATTAGGTCTATCAGTGTACATGTGTGCATGTCCACTATTCGCAGGTCCAAACCAAATATATCCATCATTTGTTCTAAATCTAACTCCCCATGTACTTTCCCCATCAAATCTACCAGTATTAGTTGATGTACCAAATCTTAGTTGATTAAATATAGATGTAGATAACGGGTCTGCGTAATATCCAGTATTATCTCTATCATAAAATATTGGTGCTCTCATCGAATCTCTAGCAAACATATTACCAGAAGTATCTATACCACCAACCGTTTGACCTGCAGCTTCCGAATAAAAATGGAAAGATTCAGTTCCCACTAATTGCGATGTTACTCTTTTACCAACATACCAACCACTACCACTACCACCATTATAACGAACCATAGCTTCGTATCCATTTCCTGGATTGATATAAAGGTATTTGTTTGATGCACCGGTAATAGTTAAATCCCAAAGAACAGATGTTGAACGAGGGTCTGTATAATAACCGGTATCGTTACTATCGTAGAATATTGGTGCTCTTAATGAGTTACCACCCGTTGCGTAATTGTTAAATAATACAGTATTGTTTGGATACAACTCCATATTAGTAACTCTAGTACCAGATGTGTTAGTATTGTAGAAATATATATCCCCAGATGAAGCGAATCTCATATAACCTTGTCCAAACGAAGTATTTAGTCTACCAAATCCAGAAGGAGAACCACCATCGTTTGTTACGTTATATCCAAATCCAGCTCCTTCCCAACTTACATTAGGTTCAGAACACCACATTTGCAGTTGTACAATACCAGTACCATTTCCATTATTTGCAGCAGGTAATCTATTAATTATTTGAGAAGTAGCATGTGCTCCACTATTTCTTATACCACCAAATAATTCGGTAAATGTTGCAGGGTCTACATAATAAGCAGTATTTGCCGAATCATAAAACGCAGTTGCATATAATCCAGTAGCGTTCCAATATCCTAATTCAGCTCTATTATAACGATAGAAATGTAATGCTCCTCCAGCTGCACCAGCTTCAGTTTTTCTGCCACCAATACCAGCATATTCTCTAATTGTTCCACCACTATCTTTTAGTTGGAAATGTAAATTAGAACCTACTGATGTTGCTGAGTTATTGTGATTTGTTCTTGTTAAATGTAATGTACCATATGTACCATCATCACTAAATGAAGTTCCACCTTTTCTCATATCAAACGCAACAGGTGTCGAATTTGATGTGTGCTCTAATATTACTTCATTTGCATTACTAAAGTTTATTGCATTACCAGCGTTTGTTAAATTTAATGTAGCAAATGTTGGAGAATCGGTTGTTTGAATATTTTGATTCATTAAATGAACTTCAGTTGCACCAGGACCTGTGTTAATATTACCAGCTATTGTTAGTGTAGTACCATCAAATGTAAGATTACTTTCAACTGTTGCGTTTGGTGCAGTTCCGTTTAATGTAATTACACCATTATCGGTTGTACCGGTTAAAGCAAGTACTCCAGACGTACCAGATGTACCAGCGCCAGATGTTCCAGACGTACCAGATGTACCAGCACCAGATGTACCACTACTTCCAGATGAACCAGATGCGCCGGATGAACCAGATGCGCCGGATGCACCAGAAGTACCACTACTTCCACTACTTCCAGAAGAACCAGATGCGCCGGATGCACCACTACTACCACTTGTACCACGTGTACCAGACGTACCTGATGTGCCTGAAGTACCACTTGTACCAGAAGTTCCGGATGAACCAGAAGTTCCGGATGAACCAGAAGTACCACCAGAACCAGAAGTACCAGCTGCGGCTAACCAAGCTGAACCATTATATCGATATATGTTTGTATCTGAAGTATTGTAATATATTTGTCCAGCTTTTGTACCAACAGGATTTGTTGCGAATGCTGGAATTCTCAATGAACCACTTATATCCACCGAACCAGTAAATTCTTGTGTATCATTTGTTGCATCACCAAATTTATTTGAACCAGATGAGTAAATTAAAGATGATGAAATAAATTGTACTAATATTTGTTGTGCTCGGATTGTACCACCAACAGTTAAGTTACCACTAAGGGTTTCGTTTCCAGTAATAGTAGAATTACCCACTAAAGTTTGAGTTCCAATAACATTTAAGTTTTGAACTCTAGTACTACCACTTACATCTAATGCAAATGTTGTTGATGGGTTTTGATTTATACCTAAACTACCAGTAATTATTGTATGTGCGGTTGATATTACAGTATTTCTACCACCAATAATATCAACTTTCTTTAAATTAGTATTATTTAATAAAGATGTTGGTTGGGTTGCTTGTGCAGTTAGTGTTGTAACTGAACTACCTCTTGTCAAATATACATTAAAAGTTCCGGCAGCACTAGTACAAGCCTGCACAAACACCCATATTTCAGGATTAGTTGCACTTGCAGTATCACCTACTATAAAACTATTTATAGTTGTATTATTTAATCTACTATATGGATGTACAATTATATCAGTTCCCTGATTATATGCCCCCACTATAAAAGTCACTTCACCACCATATCCATTATTATCCCAACTACTTTCAATATAAGTTGATAATGTTTGTTGACCATAAGTTGTGTATGAATTATGTATTCTTATATAAGCAGCGGGGTCTCCGGGATTTCTAACTAATGTTAATTTTGTATTATAAACATTACCACCTCTAATGTACTCACCAGTTATACCTCTGATTATTGTTACATCATTTCGTAATCTAGTAGAACCACTAACATCTAATGTAAATCCACCATTTACAGTTGAACCAACGGTTAAGTTACCACTAATGGTTTCGTTTCCAGTTACCGCAAGAGTTGTACCATTAAATGTTAAGTTTGCCTCAACACTTGCGTTTGGAGCAGTTCCGTTTAATGTAATTACACCATTATCAGTTGTACCTGTCAATGAAAGTAAACCAGAAGAACCAGAAGAACCAGATGTACCGCTTGTACCGCTTGTTCCAGATGAACCACTACTTCCAGAAGAACCACTACTACCGCTTGTTCCGGAAGTACCTCGTGTCCCAGATGTTCCGGATGTTCCAGAAGTACCGCTTGTTCCAGAAGTTCCAGAAGTACCGCTTGTTCCACTAGCACCAGTTGCTCCAGAAGAACCACTACTTCCAGAAGAACCACTACTTCCAGATGAACCACTACTACCGCTTGTTCCAGAAGTACCTCGTGTCCCAGATGTTCCAGAAGTTCCAGATGTACCGCTTGTACCACCAGTACCAGCAGTTCCCATTGTACCACTTGAACCAGATGTTCCAGAAGTACCAGATGTTCCACTTGTGCCGGAAGTACCACTACTACCGCTTGTTCCAGAAGTACCACTTGTACCCCCACTACCAGATGTTCCGGCTGCTGCTAACCAAGTTGTACCATTGTATCGATATATGTTTGTATCAGCTGTGTTATAATATATTTGTCCAGCTTTTGTTCCCGTTGGGTTTGATGGATATGCTGGAATTCTTAATGAACCACTAATATCTACCGAACCAGTGAATTCTTGTGTATCATTTGTTGCATCACCAAATTTGTTACTCCCACTTGCGTATATTAATGATGATGAAATATATTGTACTAATATTTGTTGTGCTCTGATTGTACCACCAACCGTTAAGTTGCCACTAAGGGTTTCATTTCCAGTTACCGTTAAAGTAGTACCATCGAATCTAAGATTAGCCTCCGCAGTTACGTTTGGAGATGCACCATTAAGAGTAATTACACCATTATCGGTTGTACCACTTATAGATAATGCTCCAGAAGTACCAGATGTTCCGCTTGTACCGCTAGTACCAGATGTACCACTTGTACCCGAAGAACCTCCACTACCAGCAGTTCCGTTTGTTCCACTTGAACCCGATGAACCACTACTTCCGCTTGAACCACTACTACCAGATGTTCCGCTTGAACCAGATGTTCCAGATGAACCTCCACTTCCTGCAGTTCCGTTTGTTCCAGAAGAACCAGAAGAACCAGATGAACCAGATGTTCCGCTTGTTCCACTTGTTCCGCGTGTACCAGATGTACCACTTGTTCCAGATGTTCCAGAAGAACCCCCACTACCAGCAGTTCCACTACCACCACCAGCTCCAGTTACACCACTACTACCACTCGTTCCAGATGTTCCAGATGTTCCACTTGAACCAGTAGTTCCAGAAGAACCACTACTACCTGATGAACCCGAAGTACCTACAGTTCCAGAAGAACCAGAAGTACCTGATGTACCCGAAGTACCAGCAGTTCCCGAAGAACCACTACTACCAGATGAACCACTACTACCAGATGAACCACCAGCTCCAGTTATACCACTTGTACCGGAAGTACCAGATGTTCCACTTGTACCAGATGTTCCAGAAGTTGCGGATGTACCACTCGTTCCAGAAGAGCCAGTTGTACCAGATGAACCAGTTGTTCCACCACTACCAGATGTACCAGATGAACCAGTAGTACCACTACTACCACTTGAACCAGAAGTTCCAGAAGTACCTCCACTACCAGATGTACCAGAAGAACCAGATGAACCAGATGAACCAGATGAACCAGATGTACCACCACTACCAGCAGTTCCTCTTGTACCACTACTACCGCTTGTTCCAGAAGTACCAGAAGTACCAGAAGTTCCGCTTGTTCCAGAAGAACCCCCACTACCAGATGTACCACCACTACCAGACGAACCATCCGTACCAGATGAACCAGATGAACCAGATGAACCACCACTACCGCTTGTACCACCACTACCGCTTGTACCAGATGAACCACCACTACCGCTTGTTCCAGATGTTCCAGAAGTACCAGAAGTACCAGATGATGCAGCTGCAGTTCTTCTACCAACCACACCAGTAGTTGTATTAAGTACTAAGAATTCTTGCGTTGTATTATCGGTAGTTACATTGGTATTATCAAATCTAACACTACCAGAAACTGCTAAACTACCACTTATACCTAACGAACCTGTTATTTCTTGTTTATCGTTACTTGCATCACCAAATTTGTTTGAACCAGATGAAAAAATAATTGATGATGATATATAAGTTACTTTTAATTCAGTTGCGTTTATTGTACCACCAACACTTAAATTTCCAGTTATTGTTTCATTACCAGTGATGGTTTGATTTCCAATCACACTTGAATTACCCACTAAAGTTTGAGAACCAGTTATTCTTAGTGCACCAGATATAAAAGTTGAACCACTTATATCAAATTGAGTTGTTGGTGTTTTTCTTATACCAACATTTCCACCACCATTTGCTAAAATTACATTAGATGTTGATGCCCTATTAAGATATAAATCTACATTTGTTGAATCTATTCTACCATTAGATGGTGTAATTGCAATTGTTCTACCATTAGTAGTTGCGGTTATTGAAATTGAAGTATCGGGTGCGTTTACATTAATACCACCACTAACTATGTTTAAATTTCCACCATTTATGTTTTCACTACCACTAATATTTAATGAACCACTTATCGTTGTATTTGTATTTACAACTAATCCTAAATTTGGTGAAATTACTGCTTGTGCTGAACCTGATTTAATTCTATCCAAATCACCAATTGAAGATGCATTGATATTCGTTAAACCACTACCATTTCCTGTAAATAATGATGCCGATACTGAACCACTAAATTGTGAATTTGCATTTATTTGTAATGTTGCTCCGTTTGGAGTCCCAATTTGATAAGTTTGTACGGCCGAACCACTTAGTTTACCAACAACACTTACCGATTCTGAAGTAGCAGTTAAAATAGATGAACCACTTACAAAAAGTGATACACTATTTACACTATTTTGATTTAACCCATTGGGACTTTTACCGTTGAACTCCATTCAATTATGTTTTTTTATTTTATGTCAATTCTAATATTGAAACAATCACATCTGCTGAATTAGCTAATGAGGATGTTACCGAAAGTAAATCATTTGCTTCCATTACCACTTTTTGTTCTCCACCAACTAATACCGTTGAACCACCCTGTACAATTAAAGCATCTTTTACTAAAAATACTGCTTTATTTGCCGAAGTATCTCTCAACATTACACTAACCGATATGTTTTGTGAAGCTACATTAGCCACATTTACACCAATTACCGTTGTTGTAGTTGCAGATGGTACAGTGTACACCCCAACTCCCGTTGAACCAATTGAACCAGTTATACTATTTTTAAATATATTTGCCATCTTTTTTTATCCTAATGCAATAGCAAAAGCTAATGCGGTATCTAATACGTTTACACCATCTACTTGAAATTGTCCTCCATCAATTACATTTATACTACCTTGAACTTGCTCCGAACCACTTATAAACACAGAACCAGTAATTCTTTGTCTATCCGTTGATAATGTACCAACAGTTATTGTTCTTGTAACTGTTAAGTTTTCAAAAGTAGCAGTATTTACTTCAATTTGACCTTTAAATGAACCAGTAAAAGACCCAGTGAATGAACCACTTAAATTTGCATAGGCATTTGCCGATTGAATTATCGAACCCGAAAATATGGGACTTTGTATTTTCATTTAATAGTTTGTAATGTTATAGATATAAATATAAGTTATCTATCTTTTATGGTTTCTCCGGCCAAACTATACTGAAAGGGTCTGATTGATTTGTAATATCTCTCAAATCTTGTCTATATGATTGGTAGGAAGTTTTAATACTTTCAGAAACATCCGATAATTGTGTCCAATCACACTCTGATAATAACTGATTTCTTAATTCTCTAATTTCACTCCATTTTATTGCTAATCTTAATTCTTTTTCAGAATTAGAAGCATCTATTTGTACCCAATTTTGATAATATATACCATCCGTTAAAGTTGGAGTACCTTCGGATATGTTTTTAGTATAATCGTTTGGTTTTTGGGTTTGAGTTACTTCAAATACACCAAAATCACTTAATATTTCAGTTGGTATGTTTAACGGAAATGTATAAGTTTTATTATCCACTCTAAATTGTTTTAAAGAGTATGGGTATGTTATTTCATTATCTATTATTCTTAAATACATATTATTTGAAAGTTGATGGTATTGATGCAAAGTTAGTTAATCCAGTACAATTTCTAAATGCACCAGTTCCAAAAGGTGTTGGCGTTCTTAACCAAATTGTAGGAGCAGTTCCACTAATACTATTTGTTGTAGATGTCATATAATACACATTTTGAAAAGTTGAAACCGCTGTATTAAAGGTAAATTGAATTACACCAGATGTTATTGCTGCACATTGTCTAAATGTTTGTGAAAAGTTTACTACATCAGGACATAAATCAAATAAAGTCAAAGGTACGGTTGTTAATGATACACATCCGTAAAATGTAGATGTAAAATCAGTTGCTAAAGGTACATTATTAAACAATCCAGAAGGAACTGAAGTTATTTGGGTAAATGAAAATGCACTACTAAATATTTGTGCATTAGGTGAAAAATTAAACATATCAGATGGAATTGATGTTAATCCAGTTCTTGACATAAATCCCGTCCAATCAATCATTTCATCTAAACCATCATATCCACCAACTGCAGATAAAGATGCGGAGGATGGAATTGATGTTAAAAGATTACATCCTTGAAAGTTTAATCTTCTTAATCCATTTATACCAAATTGTACAATGGAAGTGTATAAACCACGATTAGATACACTATTATTCACAGTAAATGCGGGCATAAACCCACTTATACTTATTGTATATGAACCTATGGATACATAATTATGTGTTAATGCTATATCCGATGATGATGTTATTACATCACTACTACCATCTCCCCAATCGACAACAAAATTTGGAGTCAATCCCTCATAATCAAAAATAGGTAATCTAAATGCTCTGTTGGCAGTTGTAGTTGTTATTGTAACCTTAAATGGAAACAATTCACTACCTTCACCCGATGATGTTAATCTTCTAAATATTCCCATAACTTTTAATTCATGTTTAATCCGGTCACAAATCCATAATAAGATGAGCCCCCATCAAATGTGTAAAATACTAATATATCCTCACCAGATGAAGTTAAAATTGGAGGTGTACCACCTACCCAATTTACACCACTCCAAGCTAATGAATGTGCTCCTGCGTTTACTGCTAATAATGTAAATCCAAATGCTTTTCCAGCAGGTGCATTTGAGAATGATATTGAACCATTTCCAGTAAAAGTTCTCTTAAAGTTGTTAGCAGTTGATAAATCAATTGATGCACCACTACCACTTCCTAAATCAGAGAAAGTTTCTCTGAAAGTTGTTGATGTTGTAAATCCAGTTGTAGATAAACTAGTTGATAGATTTACACCATTTGTTGCAATTATGTTTAAAGATGTGGGTGAAGTCAAATTAGGAGTTCCACCGGTATAAATGTTAAATGCTGATGCGGATACGGGTCCAGTTGCTTGAATTGTACCAGTTACAGTTAATGTACTACCATCAAAAGTTAAATTACTTTCAACCCGTCCATTTGGTGCAGTACCATCTAATGTGATAACACCATTATCAGTAGTTCCTGTCAATGCTAAGAAACCACTTAAACCAGACGAACCAGATGTTCCAGCTCCAGATGTACCCGATGTTCCAGAAGTTCCAGATGAACCAAAATTTGTTCCATCTAATCCAGATGAACCAGAAGTTCCAGATGTACCATTTGTACCTTCACCAGATGTTCCAGACGTTCCAGACGTTCCTGATGTACCACTACTACCAAATAAAGTTCCATCTAAACCAGATGTACCAGACGTTCCCGATGTACCATCTGTTCCAGTTGAACCAGATGTACCAGACGTTCCTGATGTACCACTTGTACCAGACGAACCAAAGAATGTTCCATCTAAACCAGAAGTCCCAGAAGTTCCAGAAGTTCCAGATGTGCCATCTGTCCCAGATGTACCCGAAGTACCACTTGTTCCAGATGTTCCAGACGAACCAAAATATGTACCATCTAAACCAGATGTGCCAGAAGTTCCAGATGTGCCAGAAGTTCCATCAGTAGCATCAATTCCAGATGTTCCAGATGTACCACTTGTTCCAGAAGTTCCAAAGAAAGTTCCGTCTTGTCCACTTGTACCAGATGTACCCGATGTACCAGAAGTTCCATTGGTAGCATCTAAACCAGATGTTCCAGATGTACCAGATGTACCATTTGTTCCAAAAAAAGTTCCATCTTGTCCACTTGTACCAGATGTACCACTCGTTCCGCTTGTACCATCGGTCCCAACACCAGATGAACCAGAAGTTCCGCTTGTACCAGATGAACCAAAGAATGTACCATCTACACCACTTGTACCAGATGTACCACTTTCGCCACTTGTACCAGATGAACCGCTTTCTCCACTTGTACCAGATGAACCGCTTTCTCCACTTGTACCAGATGAGCCAAAGAATGTTCCATTTAAACCAGAAGTACCGCTTGTACCAGATATACCATCAGTACCACTAACACCAGATGAACCAGAAGTACCGCTTTCTCCACTTGTACCAGATGAACCAAAGAATGTTCCATCTAAACCAGAAGTACCGCTTGTACCCGATGTACCAGAAGTTCCATCAGTCCCAGAAATACCGTTTGTACCACTTTCTCCACTTGTCCCACTTGTTCCAGATGAGCCAAACAATGTTCCATCTAAACCAGAAGTACCAGAAGTCCCAGAAGTTCCAGATGTACCATCGGTCCCAGATGTACCAGAAGTTCCATCAGTACCAGAAGTTCCATCAGTACCGCTAGTACCAGATGTACCACTTTCACCACTTGTTCCGCTTGTTCCAGATGTACCACTTGTGCCTGAAGTACCAGATGTACCACTTGTGCCTGAAGTACCAGATGAACCAAATAAAGTTCCATCTAATCCACTTGTTCCAGATGTACCAGATGTTCCATCGGTACCCGAAGTACCAGAAGTTCCATCAATACCGCTTGTACCAGATGTACCTGATATACCTGAAGTACCGCTTGTACCCGAAGTACCAGATGTTCCATCAGTTCCAGAAGTTCCGCTTGTTCCAGAACTACCATCACTACCACTTGTACCAGATGTTCCGCTTGTACCAGATGAACCTTCAGCCGATGTACCACTACTACCACTTGTACCAGATGTTCCATCACTACCACTTGTACCATTTGTACCACTTGTCCCACTTGTACCATCACTTCCAGAAGTTCCGCTTGTTCCGCTTGTTCCAGAAGTACCACTTGTACCTGATGTACCATCAGTTCCGCTTGTACCCGATGTACCATCAGTTCCGCTTGTACCCGATGTACCATCGATTCCCGAAGTTCCAGAAGTTCCGCTTGTACCAGATGAACCGCTTGTACCAGATGTACCATCAGTTCCGCTTGTACCAGATGTACCATCCGTACCGCTTGTACCAGATGTACCGCTTGTACCAGATGTACCATCAGTCCCAACACCAGAAGTTCCAGATGAACCGGAAGTACCATCAGTTCCAGAAGTTCCACTTGTCCCATCTGTTCCAGAAGTACCGCTTGTACCAGATGTACCATCCGAACCAGTTGTACCACTACTTCCGCTTGTACCAGATGTACCATCAGTTCCGCTTGTACCAGAAGTACCGCTTGTACCAGATGTACCGCTTGTACCAGATGTACCATCCGAACCAGTTGTACCACTACTACCAGAAGTACCGCTTGTTCCATCGGTTCCTGAAGTACCAGAAGTACCGCTTGTACCGCTTGTACCAGATGTACCGCTTGTACCAGATGTACCGCTTGTACCAGAAGTACCGCTTGTACCAGAAGTACCATTTAACCCAGAAGTTCCCGATGTACCACTTGTTCCGCTTGTTCCACTTATACCACTTGTTCCAGAAGTACCAGAAGTTCCAGAAGTACCATTTGTACCAGAAGTACCAGAAGTACCAGAAGTACCAGATAAACCACCGGAACCAGATGTGCCCGATGTACCAGATGTGCCAGAAGTTCCATCAGAACCATCAGCTCCATCACTACCAGATGTTCCACTTGTACCAGAAGTACCCCCACTACCTGCACTACCATCTATTCCATCCGAACCTTTTGCTCCAGATGTTCCGCTTGTTCCTGATGAACCAGACGTACCAGATGTTCCCGATGTACCATTTAATCCGTTTACACCAGAAGTACCCGAAGTACCAGAAGAACCAGATGTTCCACCACTACCAGCAGTACCAGCAGTTCCATTTGTACCACTTGTACCGCTTGTTCCACTTGTACCACGTGTGCCACTACTTCCACTTGTTCCAGATGTTGCGGATGTACCTGATGTTCCACTAGTACCAGATGTTCCGCTTGTACCAGCAGTTCCAGATGTTCCAGATGTTCCCCCACTTCCAGATGTACCAGAAGTTCCAGAAGTTCCAGATGTTCCAGATGTTCCATCCGAACCAGTTGTACCACTACTACCGCTTGTTCCAGAAGTACCGTCCGAACCAGTTGTACCACTACTACCGCTTGTTCCAGAAGTTCCAGAAGTTCCGCTTGTACCAGATGAACCACTTGAACCGCTACTACCAGATGAACCTGATGAACCACTTGTTCCAGATGTTCCAGATGTTCCAGATGTTCCCGAAGTACCATCAATTCCACTTGTTCCCGAAGTACCGCTTGTACCAGATGTTCCGCTTGTTCCAGAAGTACCATCCGTACCATTTGTACCAGAAGTACCAGAAGTACCAGAAGTACCAGAAGTACCGGCTGCCTGCTGAACATCTCTTGTTTCTAATTTTTTAGTAGTAGGGTCCCAAGTTACAACCAATTGAGAGGCTGATGATGTATAAAATTGTTGTATATATACACTACCAGTAATATCTAAACTACCAGTTATTACCAAACTACCACTAAATCTTTGATTACCTGAATTTAGTAAGAATGATGATGTATCTATACTTTGTGCATTTAATGCAAATTGTGCAATACTTGCAAATGATGAACTAAATACTGTCATCGATGCAGTTTGTGCATTTGTAATAAATCCTTCCGCAGATAATACCCCACCTAATACATGAGATGCGGTTAGTGCGTAAGATGCGGAAACTGCTAATGAAGCAGTACCAACCAACATTGATGCGGTTTGTGCATTTTGTACAAAGTTAGCAGTATCAACATTTGATGCGTTTTGTGCAAATAATGCGTAAGAAGCAGTTCTAGCAAACGATGCACTTAATACTGTCATCGATGCGGTTTGTGAATTTAACACAAATTCACCAGCATTTACCGATGCTGATATTAATGCTTCTAAAGATGCCGTATTTAATCCTATTACACTGCCAGCTATGGTTGCAAAATTAGCGTTTACCGCATGTGATGAGGAAAGTACCGTTCCAATTACTCTATCCGCCTGAATTGTACCATTTATTAACGAACCACCACTACCAATTACGATATGTCCACTTGTCAATCCACTAAATGTTACTTGAACAGTGTTATTATCGATTGCTAAAATAGATGCAGGAAGAATCATTTCATCTTGCGAACCAGTTCCATACACCTGTACCATTGGGTATCTAATATCCAAATTATGTACAATCGTTACCGAACTTGCGTTACTAAATGGTACAGTCTCCGTTAATGAAGTTTCGGGTTGAGGAATATAGTATCCCCTATTCTCATCATATCTTAAAGTATTGTATTCCGCAGATGCTTCGATACCAGCTCCATTAAATGTATATGTACCATTAAATGAACCACTAAAGAATGGAGAATATGCAAAACTTGCGGTTAATTCAGGCGTTGTTATAAAATCAGAATAAGTTCTACCATAGATACTTGCCGATGTATTAACAACAAAACCATTATCAGGTGAAATCGATGCCGTAAATGAGCCCGATTTCATTATAAATGTTTCAAATGATAGATTTGCAATGTTGATATTATTCAAACCACTACCATCTCCAACAAATCTACTACCACTTTGAACAATAATTGAACCACTTTGAACAATAATTGAACCAGTTACATGCAACGAACCACTTTCAATTGAAGTATCGGTATTTATTTCCAATCCTCTGTTTGGAGATATGACAGCTTCAACAGAACCCGATTGAATTCTATCTAATTGAAGGTCTTGTAATGATTCAGCAGGAATGTTAAATAACCCACCACCATCTCCAGCAAAAAATGATGCAGTTACCGTTACGTTTACATTTAATTTTTGTGGGTCTAATATAGCTAAAGCAGAGCCGGAAACTAGTCTATCCAATTCTAGATTTGTCAATGCTTCAGCTGGAATGTTAAATAGTCCACCACCATCTCCTCTATAAAATGATGCCGATATCGAACCACTTAATAATGTACTACCACTAACAACTAAACTAGAACTAAAGTTTGCATTTCTTTGAATTGTTAAAGGTACATTTGATATCAGTCCATTATTTGGTGATATTGATGCGGTTGCACTACCACTAGCAATACGAGGTGCATCTCCGGAAATTTCAGCAATTACACCGGTCAATTGAGAACCATCTCCAAAATAAGTTGTTGCTCTTACTGAACCACTTACTACAACACTTCCACTAAATGTAGAACCACTTGCTACTGAAGTTACTAAAAATCCAGTATTAGGTGAAACCGAAGCAGTTACCGAACCACTTTGAATTCTTGGTGATGCCGCTGCTACTACATTTTGTAATTGAGAACCATCTCCAATAAATGTAAATGCAGCTACCGAACCACTTACAACAGTACTTCCACTAAGAATTATACCATAACCACTAACTTCCGAACCACTATAATCATTTGATATTACTTTGAATCCATATGCAGGGTCTACTGAAGCAGTTACCGAACCTGATGCTATTAATGTTGCTACCAATGCATCAGGTGTTAAAGCTGAACGAGGGATATCAAATAAACCAGCACCACTACCACTAAATACCGATGCAGTTACTACACCAACAACTTTAGTATCACCAACTAATTTTATTTCCGATGGGATATAGATGGCATCTACTACATTAATAGTACCAGCCATTGCAACATTATTCTCATTATTGTAATAAAGAGTATCAGGTGCACTACTTGAAACTAAGAACGATATAGTTCCGTTATCTTCACCATTATTAGTTACCCAACTATCATATCCGTTTTGATTACCAATTGCACTAGCACTATTAATCCAAAATGAATATCCTACCGCATCTACGTTAAAAATATAAGAATTACCTCTTACTAATGTTAAATTTACATTTGAACCACTAGCTGCTCCACTAAACCAATATGCAGAACTTCCATCGTTTACTACATCAAATGTATTTGGTAATTCATCCAATGGAGTAGGTCTAGCCGATGATGAAACTACAAAACTACCACTAATGGTAGTAAATGTGTTTACAACCAATCCTTTATTTGGTGAAATCGATGCCGTAGCTGAACCACTTGTTATTTTATTAGAAATTAGTGCATCAATAGTTAAAGCAGAACGAGGAATATCTGATAATCCGGCCCCACTACCACTAAAAAATCCACTACCGCTTGGTATTGTTATCGAACCACTTACCGAAATACTACCACTAAAAATTGAACCACTTACTATTGAAGTTACTAATAAACCAGTATTGGGTGCTACTGAAGCAGTTACACTACCACTAGCAATACGGAATACTTCACTTGCTAATGCTGATTGAGGTATATCAAATAATCCTCTACCACTACCACTAAACATTGATGCGGAAACAGGAAATTCGAATGTTGAAAATGTATTAACTACAAATCCATCAACAGGTGAAATAGATGCAGTTGCCGTACCACTAAATATCTTTGTTGAATCAATTGCTAAGTTGGCAAGAGTAATATTAGAAAGATATCTACCATCTCCAATAAAATATGAAGAACTAGGTACATATAAATTACCACTTACAATAGTATCCCCTATAAATTTAATAGTAGGGTCAATTTGATATTTTTCTTTTATAATAATTGTACCTGCCATTGAACTATGGAATTGACAATTATAATATAAAATATTAGGAGAACCAGTTGGTGGTGTAAATGTTATTGTGGCATTTGAAGCTCCATTATTTACTACACCAATATCATATGTATCTAAAGTTCCAGTTGTTTTAGTGGTCTTTATCCAAAAAGGGTGACCTGTTGCTGCAATATTAAATGTATATGGTACATTTTGATATAAAACTAAAGTAGGATTTGAACCACTAGCCGCTCCACTAAATACATATTCTCCACTACCAGCATTTACCACATTAAATGTAGTATCTAATGAAGATGTTGATAATTCCCAACCAGATGATGATACTATTAAACTACCACTAATTGTTGTAATTGCGTTTATACCAAATCCAGTCAATGGGTCAGCTGATGCAGTTACACTACCACTTGCTACTCTATATGCTTCGGTTGCTAATGCAGATTGTGGAATATCAAATAATCCTTTACCACTTCCACTAAAAATGGATGCAGATACAGTATTTGTAAAGAATGCAGGTACATTTACATTAAATCCTTCCGATGGTGAGATTGATGCCGTAGCACTTCCACTAAATATCTTTGTTGAATCAATTGCTAAGTTAGCAAGTGTTATGTTTGAAAGGAATCTACCATCTCCAATGAAAAATGAACTACTATTAATAGTTACACTACCACTTACATCAACGCTTCCACTTATTTTAGTTCCGTTTTCAACCGATTCTACAACAAATCCTCTATCAGGTATTGCGGATGCGGTTACTGAACCAGATGCTATTCTAAATACTTCTTGTGATAATGCCGATAATGGTAAATCAAATAAACCAGCACCACTACCAGTAAACATAGATGCCGATACCGTATATTCAAAATTAGCAGGTACATTTACTATAAATCCGTCAACAGGAGATATAGATGCGGTTGCTGAACCACTTGCTATTTTATTAATTTCAAATGCTAAAGCTGATTGTGGTATTTCAAACAATCCTTTACCACTACCACTAAAGAATGAACCAGTTGTTATTTGAATACCACCACTTACAAATAAACTTCCACTAAATGTTGAACCACTTACTACCGAAGTTACTACAAAACCAGTATTTGGTGCTACCGAAGCAGTTACCGAACCTGATTTAATTTCAGTTGATACTAAAGCATCTACCGATAATGCCGAACGAGGTATGTCTTTTAAACCAGCACCACTACCACTAAAGAATGAACCAGTTTCAACCTGTATATTACCACTAACAATTAAACTTCCACTAAATGTACTACCACTTGCTACTGAAGTTACTACAAATCCTTTATTTGGACTAACGGAAGCAATCACACTACCACTTTCTATTAAAGTTGCGGTTAATGCCGGTATATTAAACAATTGAGAACCATCTCCAATAAAAAATGATGATGATACACTACCACTAACAACCACATTCCCAATAAATGTAGAACCACTTTCTAAAGATGTTACAACAAATCCACCATCAGGTGACACCGATGCTGTCACAGAACCAGATTTAATTTCAGTTGTTAGTAAAGCATCAAATGTTAATGCTGAACGAGGTATATCGGTTAAACCAGCACCACTACCACTAAAAAATCCACTACCGGTGGGTATTACTATATTTCCACTAACAATTAAGCTTCCGCTAAATGTAGAACCACTATCTATTGAAGTTACTAAAAATCCGGTATCAGGTGAAACCGAAGCAGTTACTGAACCTGATTTTATTTCGGTTGATATTAATGCATCCTGTGTTAATGCTGAACGAGGTATATCAAACAATCTAGCTCCACTACCACTAAATGATGAACCAGAACTTAATTCAATTCCACCACTTACAAATAATGAACCAGTAAATTGAGAACCACTTTCTAATGATTGAACCACAAATCCCGTATCAGGACTTACCGATGCAGTTACACTACCACTTGCAATTCTACTAGCATCACCAGATAGATTTGAAATAGGAATATCAAATAATCCTCTACCACTACCACTAAACATTGATGCTGATACTGAATATTCAAAGAATGCGGGTACATTTACCAACAATCCAGTACTATCTTGAATTGATGCAGTTGCCGAACCACTAGCAATTCTATTCGAAGTTAATGCATCCGGTGTTAAAGCAGAACGAGGTATGTCAAATAAACCAGCACCACTACCAGTAAACATTGATGCAGATACCGAATATTCAAAATTAGCAAATGTGTTTACTACCAAACCAGTATTTGGTGCAATTGAAGCAGTTGTAGAACCACTTGCTATTAAAGTTGCGGTTAATGCTGGTATATTTGTTAGTCCACTACCATCTCCAAAAAATGAACCACTAAATGAACCAGTAAATGAACCAGTTGCAATTACACTTCCTATAAATGAACCACTAAATGAACCAGTTGCACTATTTACCGTTAAAATATCTCTAATTCCAACCGAACCTGTTAGTTGTTGGTTATCAAACCCACTATCTCCAAATATGTTAGAACCTGATGAATAAATTATTGATGATGATATATACGTTACTATAAGAGATTCCGCATATATTGATTTTGATACATATAAATTACCTTCAATTGATGTATTACCTTGAATTATTGCATTAGTATTTACAACTAATGAAGTACCATCAAATGATGCAGTTTGCGAACCACTTGCAATAAATGGTGCAACTACGGATGGTACGTTTACTAAACCACTACCATCTCCTACAAAATTTCCTAAAAATGAACCACTAAATGAACCAGAAAGGTCAGCAATACCTTTAAATGAAGATGTTATTTCATTTAATACAATTTTTTGTGCAAATCCTCTATTACCCTCACTATCCGTAATTAAAATAGCCGGATTGGATTCTAAAGATGCCGAAAATGAAGGAACACCAAAGTTTGGTTCAACTTGGGATAAATCTACAAATTCGTATCTATCTGATGTTACATTTTTAGGTCCTTTTAATCGAACTCTACCACTTAATAGGTTGCTTATTGCCATTAGTACTTTCTAGCTTTGATATAAATATTCAATTACATATAAATATAATTGAAAAATATAATCGTTATTCGTTTGCACTCTCTAATAAAGAAAGAATTACACTTAATTGAGTTGAGCCAGAAACTATAAAACCATATGTTTCTTCCAATACCAACTTACCAGAAACTACCGGTGA